TATCAGGTCTCTTCCAAAATCTTCCGATATATACCCGTTTTCAACTCTGTATTCTATAAAGTCAATCAGGTCTTCCACATTTTCTATATTGTCTATGTTCTGCTTGTCAGCAGGTAAATATGGATTTTCTACTATCATCTGTCCTCACTCTCTGTACCCGCCTCTGCTATAAGTTTGTAGCAGGTATAACAAGCGTTCCCGTCAAACTCATCTAATGGGTAGAACTTTTTACATATCGGGCAAGTTTTTACTTCGTCCTCTGTTATTTCCATATAGTCGTGTAGTTGTATTTCTTTTTCGCAATAGGTGCAAGAATACCAGCAATCAGCTTCGTATTCCTCATCTGATATATCAAAAACATTTACTCTGTTGCATACAGGGCACACAGCATACATCGTATATGTTTCTTCTTCTTGCTCTTTTTCTTTTATCGGATTTGCTATTCCGAAACTATCCAATGCTAAATTTGTTAATCGGTCTAAATTTTTTGCTTCTTTCATTTTTGTTCCTTTCATAACTTTCTACTGATTGTTATTTTACTCTTATTGACTTTTGTTGTCAATAGGTAATAACTTATATCAAACCAAGTAGCCAAGCACAAGTGAGAGCCTCAAACTTCCCCGTACCTGTCAAACTATATACTTCCAGCCAATCAAGGTACAAGTCGTGTATCTGATGAGCCGTTGATACTTCGTATTGTTTTCTCATTCTTACCCCCTTTATAAATAATTAAATACACAATCCCCTAACAATCTATTTTATCGGTTCTCTTATAACTTCTACACCTATTCTATTTTGTTTTGTTCCGTCATCCCACACATAGTGTCTTGTCATACCTAAGTTATATTTCAAACCCTCTTTTTTTGCTTTTTCTTCAAACTCTGTTACCATTTCTTCCAATGTTTTACCTTGAAACCTAAAATTTCTCCGGTACTCCCGCCCATTCTTTTAAGACAACATCATCCCCGATAAAGTCTTTTAAACTCTGTAGTTCTGCGAGTTCTCCATAACTGATATTTTCATTCTCTATTGACTTTTTTATCTCTTTAAGTCTTTTTTCTATTGTTTTTTTATTCATTTTTGTTCACCCCCTTAAAATCAAGGCTCTATAATCCAATTTTAGCCTCTAAAACTAAATACCCTAATACAACTATCCTCTTTTTACTTGTCCCAACCAATATAATAGTAAAGGCAAACTAACTGAAACTCCAAGTTTCTAATTGACTTACTCGTGCTTTTTATTCCGGCTCCCCTATAAAAGTTAATCAAGTTAGAAAGTTCTATAATCCTATTTTTACACCATATGTAGTTACTCACTAAAATTCACCCCCTTATATAATAATTAACTAAATACTACTTAGCTTTTCTTATTTTATTAGATATGTCTCCCAACTCTCTTAAGAAGCCCGTTGTCCAAAAATCCATCTCCACGCACTCCCTCCAAGTCAATGGCTCGTAAATCTCGTTAAGCCATTTTATATACTCTGCTAAATACTTAGCTTTTCCTTTTCTACCCTCTGGATGTAAATTTCCTGAGCCTGCTAACATCTTAAAGTTCACCCCCTTTTAAAATAATTTTACCGCCTCATTGTTGCCATTGTCCGCCTGAACAATAGCAACATCAAACGGCAATGCTAATTTACTTTTTGTATAAATTCCTAACTTGTTCCTCTTTCCCTACCAGCACAGGACCGTTTTTCGTTGATAATATTTCCCTGCTTTCTTCTTGTAGCCTGTCCCACTCTTCGTTTGTTACATCTACATATTCAACATCGTACCCACCTTCAAAAGTTTTGTATGTTCTTCTTGCTGTCCCGTTGATATATTTCATTTTATAATTCACCCCCTTTTAAACCAAATAAAAATAATCAAATAAGTAACTTGCCTTTTTCACTGATAACCCCGTTATCAATCAAATTTCTAGCATTCCTACCAAACCAACCCTGTAAACTCCAGCATAATCCCGTTTTTATCAAATAAGCCCAAGCCTCCAATTGCTCTTGCTCCGTTGCTCCCTCACCCTCACAAAATCCTTCAGCATAAGCTGTTGCCAAATAAGAATCCCATTTTATTTTTGCCATTCTAATTTTCACCCCCTTTTTAAATTAACCCTAACAAATAAGCCAACCTGTTGACGATATGTCTAACTTTAAAGCTATATATAACATCTGATTGATTACTGCTCAATCCCTTGTAAATATCAACCCATTGAAAATATAATCGTTCTATTTCCTGGCTATTCATTTTCAAACTCTTTCCGATAAATTAAGTACAATTTTCGAAGCTCTGAACATTGAAAGTTTTTGTAATTTCAATGCTAACTTTATTAAGAGAAAATATATAAACATTTTTACCCCCTTTTAAAATAATTACTTTTGAATTCTGTATATAATTTAACATAGTTTACTAAGTTTGTCAATAGGGTATATTATAGCGTCGTTATGGTATAATTACGATATGAAAAAAATCTCACACATAAAAAAAGATAAACAAGTAGTAGATACTAAAAATCTCACAATTAAAGACGGGTTAAATAATACTAAAGTAGTAAATAAGGGAGGTAGACCAAGTATAAACTTAGAGCAGTTTGAAGATGAAATATTTGATTTATTGAGTATAGGTTCAACAATTTCACAAGTGCTTAATTATATCGGTGTAGACCAAGATACCTATTATAGACAGTTAAGAAAAAACAAGAGGTTAAAAGACAAGTTCGCAAGGGCTAAAGAGTTCACCAGCGTTAAAGCAAAGAGGAATATATCCGAAAAGATACAGTCCGGCGATGTAGAAACGAGTAAATGGCATTTAGAGAAGACAGAGTACAAAAACAGAGACACGACAGCGTTTCAAAGTGATGGCGACAGCATAAAGTTCATAGTCACACGGGAGTAGGTATCGTACGATATAACCTATAGCCGTTAAAAGATGTATTTGTACGATATGATATTAGCAACAAAAAATGACATAGTGCCACCGAGTGGATATGAACATAGGGCATAACTTATAGTACAATATAATCAAGTCACCCAGACACCACTACGGGGGTTTATATAGTATATATATATAAATACTCGGGTATTCGCACAAACAAACATTTCCCTACTCCACCTACTACTGTCTAAACTATCCTAGGAAGCTACGCTACGAAGCAGATTGCCAATCCTAGACCTTTATTTATAAAAGATAGATACTACTACCCCTTTGTGATATAATGCCCTCATAGAAAATTTTTGGGAATATTTTTAAGTAATGACCTATAATATATACTGCTTTAACTGTGGCAAGATTCTTCAAAAGGAAAGTTCTGTTCCTAACCCTGTTAAACTCAAATGTCCCAAGTGTGGAAAAGATTCAAAGGTAGTCGGAAGAAAGATTTCTGTACTTACTTCTAACGGGGAGTATTCTAAACACCTATGAAAGAATTACACATAAATACATTTGCACCTCGTAAACCCCACGCTACTCAAAAACTTGTTCTTGATGCTCTTGATAAGGGTCAGCGTTTTGTGATGATTCGTGCAGGAAGAAAATGGGGAAAAACTTCACTAATGGTTTCGTGGTTATTTGAGAAAGCCTTTGAAACTGGGCTGGTTTGTACATATATAGCACCGTCACGTAAGCAGGCAAAGGATATTGTTTGGACAGACCATATTCAAAGGATGATAAATGAATTAAAACGAAATAAAATCCCATATAAACCTAATGAAACGGAACTATCGGTAACTCTTCCTAATGGGGGAAAGGTTCAGTTGCACGGTGTTGAAAACAAGGACGCTTTAAGAGGAATATCTAATTGGGGTGCTGTAGCAATGGACGAGTATGATGATTGGGAGGAGGACATCTACCCCACGATTATCAGACCTAATCTAATCACTCACTCTGCGCCAATAATAATAGGTGGGACGCCTAAAGGATTTAGAAACTTGTACAAGATTGATAAAAACCCAGACTTTAAGTGCTTTCATTTTAGAACACACGATAATCCAGATATAAAACCAGAGGAACTAAAATCCCTTGAAAGAGAGTATATGGATATGGGTATGGGATACTATAGACAGGAGATTTTGGCAGTATACGAAAAACCATACGGTATAGTGTATGAAGAGTGGCCACTTGAAAACTTCGTATCCTGTCCCTACGACCCAGCACTTCCTCTTTATATGAGTTTTGATTTCGGTGTAAATGACCCAACAGCAATAGTGTGGGTTCAAAGACTTGGTGGGGAGTACCATTTAATAGATTACTACGAAGCAAATAACGCTGATGTAGGACACTTTTCGCAGGTTATAAAGAGCAAGCCTTATAAGACACCAGAACTTGTTTGTGGAGACCCAGCAGGGAAAGCACGTTCAATTACGACTAACACATCTCCTATTGAGGAGTATAGGAAGGCTGGAATCTATATTAGGGTAAAAGATGGAGTCAAGATTCCAGAACAAATAAGAATCACACACAAGTATATTAAGTCTCTTTATGTAGATATTATGCAGGAAAGATTCAGAGAGTTAATCTTAAACTACCGTTATCCGAAGAAGAGTGAGGTCTTAATAAACCAGTCAAACGAGATTCCTGTACACGATGGCTACTCTCACGGAATGCGTGCCCTAGAGTATTTATTTGTAAACTTAGATGTGTACACCCCGCCTCAAATAAGTTATAAGAGCATTCCAAAGTTTGAGCCAGGTGACCCAACTATAGGGGTTTAAATGGAAAAATTTACTTTAGATGAATATGCGTCAATGATGAGAGAAAAAAAGCCATATCTAATTGCTATAGAAGAACTTGTTGAAGAAACGAAATATGGTGAGATAGAAATGACACTTCAGGTTCGTTCTGGTGTTGTTGAGAGAATGGATGTAATAAGAAGAAAGACTTGGTTAAAGCCAAAACCTGGTCATAATTTAGAGGGATTTGTAGTAGTTGGTAATACGGAGGTAACATCTCATTGAGATTATCACTTAAATATAGTAATATATTATTATTAGCAAATTCATACAGGAGTATGCAAGGACACTTTATGTGTCCCATTTTTTTATGAAGAAAGAAGAAAAACTATATAATAGCGACAGGGCGTTGTTAGCAGAAATAGACGAACAGTTTCAATTGTCAAAAAGATATCTTGACCCAGTTCATCAAAAAATGAACGGTCAGGAAGAATTATACAGAACATATATAGATAAAAACACATACCCTCATTCAGCAAGAGTGTTTGACCCAAGAGTTTTTAGAGTAATAGAAACTATTACCCCAAGACTTGTTGCTAACGAACCTACTGGTTCCTTCTACCCCAGAGAATCAGGAGATGCAGCAACAGCACAAATCTTGAAATCACTGATAAATTACGACTGGAAGCGAGCAGATATGTTCTATAAACTTACCACTTTTGTTAAGTCAATGCTTATATTTGGAACTGCTTTTGGTATTAACCTTTGGGACTATCGTGAGTCAAAGAAAAAGAGAATGACGCCCCAAATTATAAATGGAAATAATGTATGGACTCCATCTTTAACAGAGGATGTTACAGTTGTTGATTTTGACGGGCCAAATTTTGAACCACTAAATATATATGATTGCTTTCCAGACCCAAACGCAACTACAGTTGATAATATGAGGTGGTTTATTCTAAGAACTTTTAAGACCATAAAAGAACTTAAATATGAAAATGATACAAGAGGAATGGAAGTTTATAAAAATCTTGATGTCCTTGAAAAGGCTGTTCAGGATAAAGCAAATAAAAAAACCGAAGCGTCTGATTTAGATTATAGGGAACACAGAAGAATGATGTTATCTACAGAAGAGTTGATAGGGCAGGACGAATCAAACCCAGAGTTTGTAGTTATAAGAAGATTTACAAAAGATAGGTGGGTTGATTGCGTACCAGAGTTCAACATAGTCATAAGGGATATTCCTAATCCATACTTTCACGGAAAACTTCCTATTGTAGTTGGTGTTGATTATCCATATCCAGGAGAACTATATGGAATGGGAGAGATAGAACCAATAGATAGAATACAAAGAGCAATTAACGCAGTACTTAATCAGAGACTTGATAATGTACAACTTGTTTTAAGAAGTATGTGGAAAGTTAGGAAAGGTGGCGGTGTTGATATGCATACACTGGTTTCTGCTCCTGGAAATGTAATAACAACTGACGATATGGCAGCAGTAGAACCTATTGTTGTACCAGATGTTACTGGAAACACTTTCGTTGGAACAATGAATTATCTAACAGCCGCTTTACAGAATGGTTCTGGTATAACAGATTATACTATGGGTGTTAATACAAGTGCTAATGTTGCCACTGATACAGCCACTGGAGTAAGACTTGTTCAACAGGAAGCAAACGCACAGTTTAAATTAAAGATTCAACTGTTCTATTCAATGGTAGTTGAAAAAATAGCAAATCAGTGGAAAGATTTAAGAATTCAGTTTACTACAGAAGAACAGAAATTTAGAATTATTGGAAAAGATAGTGTGGAAAATATTATGAAATCAACCGACCTTGATAAAACTTCTATAACAGGAGAGCCTATATTCCCTGGAGACTTTGAAACACCAGCAAAACTAACTGTTTCAAAGGATAAGAGTTTTGCTTTCTTAACAGTATACCCAGAGGATATTCAACCATCAGTAGTTGGAGACTATGACTTTGTAGCATCTGTTTCAAGCGAAAGTTTAACAGACCCGATAGCATTAAATGAAAGTTTCTTTGAAGCACTGGACAGAGTATCAACAAACGAGTGGACTGAGGGACTCGCTACACAGGGAAAGCAACTTGATTACGCAGCACTAACACCAAAAGTGTTTGAAAAACTGTCTATAGGTATTGAGGCTAATGATGTGTTAACTGATATTCCACAGCAACAGGGAGTAGCACAAGGTGCTGGTCAAATTCCTGGAATTCCACAGATGCCACAGACCCCACAAATTCCTATGCCAGAAATGCCAATGCAATCTCCTATGCCTAACCAAGCACCAATGCCAGATGTTCAAAATTTAATGGGAGGTATGTAATATGGAAAAAGAAGAACAGCAAAATTATTTAAATGAAACTTTGGAGAGAGCAGAGATTTTTGAAGCAATGTTATTGCACCCTGGGTGGAAATATATTAAGTCTTTTATTGAGAATCAGGTAAAAACATTCTCTACAAGAGTTATAAATGAGGATATGGACGAAAAGACATTTCTTATTGAAAAAGGTAAAGTAAAAGGTTTAATATCATTATTATCAGAAGTAGAAAATTCTATCAATACATTAAAGAATGAACGAGCAAAGAAAAATACCAAACCTACCGAGTTCTAAAGACGAGAAATCAGATTTCTGGGATGATGCAGAGTTATATACAAACAAACCTGTATCTATTGAAATCTGTCAAGACCACACTAAAGCAGATTGGTTTAAGCACGACGGCTATGCGAGTGATAATAATGGTGGTATAATATGTACAAAGTGTCCTTGGGGTACTAAACTTCCAGGATATATGAGGTTGTTAAACGGAAAAATAGTTGACTTGAGAAATCCTGGCAGTCAATAATGTTGGTTGCCAAGACTTCTAAAGTCTCGTTCTGGATACGTAAATCCTGCGTAATTGGGTAGTTCTCGGTTACTAAACATTAACCGTGCAAGGAGGTGATTATCTTGAGTGATAATCTCCAATATTTAGAAGCTGCATTAAACAAACAAATAACAGATGACGAAGGTCAACTGGAAGAGGAGGAGACAACCTCCGATGAAGACTCAGCACTTCAAGAACAAAAACAAATGGATGACTCTACTCAGGAAGTGAATCCTGCTGAAGAGGAGGTCCAGGAACCCAAACCTGAAACCGAATCTGAAGAAACGCAACTCGTAGAGGATGAGGAAGGTAAGAAATACGTTCCAGAGAAACGCTTCAAAGAAATTTATGCTAAGGCTAAAGAAAACGAACGTAGAGTAAAAGAACTCGAAAAAGTACTGACTGCTCAAATTCGTCAGCCTGTGCAAGAAGCAGTTCCTCAAAGTAAGGCGGATGCGTTGGAAGTTGAGTTACTTTTTGCTAAGTACCCTCAATTTGACCCAACAAATCCTGATTACGACCAGGATGTTGACGACCTTGCTGCCGATTTATATGTTGCTGGCAAAGCCAGTACTAAATTAGAGGCGGCTAAGATGGCTCTTGAAAAAGTCAAGGTGCTATCTTCCAAATCGGCACCCATTAAAGACGAAGCCAGAAATATTAAAAAAATGATGGCAGAGTCGGTCACTTCTAAAGGCGGTTCTAGAGCAGAGGCTCAACCAGATATTGATAAAATGTCCGTGTCAGAGTTGGAAGCTTATATGAAAGCCAAAGGTGAGTGGCTAGAGTAATACTTTACTTGAAACCTTCAAGCAAGACGCCAGTAATGGTGTCTTGTTTTGTATTTGTTTAATAGATTGGTGGTGAAATATTAAAATAATATGGCTATGGATAGTGCAAAATCAACTACATCTACAGTTTCTCCAGTGGTACAAAAGTACTACGATAAATTGTTCTTAAAGATTGCTGAGTCTAAACTCGTTCACAAACAGTTAGGTCAACACGCAACTAAAATAGGACAAGGAGAAGGTGGATACGGGACAGGACTAATAGCTTGGACAAAGTGGGCTAACTTACCGTTAGTTTCTGCAGGTCAGGGGGAAGGAGTTCCTACGACCGCAGTTTCTATGACTGCTACGCAGATTACTGCCACACCAGCACAATATGATGCTGCTGTCTCTATATCAGATATTCTTGCTTACACATCATTCGGTGATGTTATGAAAGCTGCAGTCTCAAGACTCGCTTACAATGCAGGTATCTCTATAGACACAGTTGTTAGAAACGTTGTTTCTACAGGTGGAAAAGGTACAGTTAACGGTTCTGGAGTTTCGTACTGGTCAGCAGTACCAGCAGGTGCAAACCTGTTAATAACCCAGGTAAGACAAGCTGTTAGAGCGTTGGAAGCAGAAGATGCTTTCAGACAGGACGATGGAAACTATGTGGCAGTTATTCATCCCTATGTGGCTTATGACCTTATGGGTGATACGACTACAGGAGGTTGGATTGACGCTAACAAGTATACCGAAGGAAATGCCGATAAATTGATGGCAGGAGAAATCGGAAAATTACTTGGAGTAAGATT